TCTTCGTCAAGTCCGTCGAGCTTAATGCCTAGTGTAGCAAGTGAGAAACTGTCTATCGTAGACTGCGCGATACTCCAATAATCGGATACTTCAGCATCAGGCACATTCAGTACAGCATGCTTGCATATGTATTTGTATATTGTGACAATCTCCTCAGTCGTTGGCTGATGATCAAAACCTTTGTAGTCGTAAGGTAGACCCATTTTGGTGGCGCACAGTTCTAACATTTTACCTAAACGTTGGGTCTGTTCAGAGAAAGACTCTTCACTTGTGTTACCAGGCCAATCATAATTAGCGCCACCCAACAAGTCCACAACCCAAGTCATCTTAAGATAATTCATTATATCCGCAGTAACCGCTAGTCTAATTTTACCCAACTCTGATTTAATGATCACAAAGTTTTTCTGTCCTTTGAAACTCCTGGCGTCAGCCGCCAACACGTCGCCGTCGATAACATCCAAAACCATGTTCTTACGACATTTCACCTTCACTTTCTTCCCATCTGCTGTTTCTAAAAACAAATAGCCAACAGAGCTACTGCCAGTCGTTAACCATTTACCTCTGCTAACCCATTCATCAAATGGAGTGTAGGTAGCTTTGTGATATGACATAGGTAAGAACTCTTTAACCAACTCTTCCCAACCAAACCCAAACAGGTTGTGTTCAACTCCCCCATTTGCCAAGTCCTTAGCCTCTTCCAGAGGGTCAAAACCCGGATATGGCGGATTTCTATAACCCGACAAAACTGCACATTCTAGATATTCTCTCCAATTTTCATCGTCCAGCCCGACCGTTTTAATCAGGTCACTGACTTTCTTAGCAACTATCGTGAAATGTTCTAAGTCACCAGCTAGAGCCCCAATGGTGCGCCAACGCTCAAGCCAGTCCTTACCAAACACGATAAGACCTACCAGTAAATTGGTAACAAAGATCAAATCCCAACCTTCACAAGTCGAATACAACAACTCTTCCATTTCTCTCCCTAATCCATTCGATCTGGCGAACTTCACCCAATCTAACAGTCTGGTACGGCGTTGACTAATGTCTAACTTCGTTCTAGGCGGCCAAATTTCTTTACTCATCTCTTCAAATTTCTTTTTATCCCTGCTGCCTAACATGGCAGCCACCAACCCCTTATCCACAACCTTTGTATGTCCTTTGAATTTAGGAACCCTTCTTTTTACATCGACCCACGACAGCCTAAGCTGTTTTGTTGGGTCGGGTAGCCAGGAGGAGGTCTCCGCGACCTGACGTACGTCGTTCACTAATCTCGGGAAATACGAGGCCTCTACTAACAGGCAAGCATTGTCTGATCCTATCTTCTCATTCAGGTTATCCCAGATGAGTTTGTTATTTGGATCAGACATCACTTGCCGTAAGTAGTCTATTTGTCCCCTCCCTCGGCATTGGAAGGGGACTTGCCCCCCCCCGATGCCGAGGTTCTCTTAATCATCTTGTTCGAGACATTCGATCCACCAGCGGTAATAACAGTAGCAGGCATCGGTGTCACATCATCGAACAACCACACACACACAGCAGTGCTAGACAATCCGGCGTAAACGCGAGAGTACAATTGAGACTGTGCCGCATCTGTTGTACCAAGAGTCAACTTTCTGGACGTGTTATCCATGTAAGGATACATTCTCGTTGATGTGACTAGCGGCCCTGGCTTTATTAGAACGTTATCCACAGTCCAATCTGGCGGTCCGTATAGCCGGGAAAGGAACGGAACAAACGGTAGATTAGCTACAGCCACCGCGCCAAAAGTAAACGAACTGTACCTAAAAGCTATCACAGCTAACCTCTGGTTAAACAGGGATATGTCATCAACCTCAGGGACTTGAGACGTCGCTACTGTAAAGGCTTGCTCCGAGGCTTTCATCGGCGTCGAAAAACAACCTCCTGTTAGGTCAACCACCGCCTGGTCTGCAGCCTGGTAGCCTATCAAACCTCTGGTTGGCCCCATGAAAGGTGAAAACGA